ATGGATAAATCGGAAATCCTTGCACTGCGCCGCGCGGTGCTGGAAAAAGACTTTGCACGCATGAATGAACGCCAAAAGCAGGCCGTGTTCACCGTAAACGGCCCGCTGCTCATTTTGGCAGGCGCAGGCAGCGGAAAAACAACGGTGCTCATCAACCGCATCGCAAATATCCTGCGCTACGGCGACGCGTACAACAGCACCTATCTGCGTGACGATCTCGATGAAAATGATATTGCCGCGTGCAAAGCTTATATTGAAAACGGCACGCCGCTCACAACGGAAACACAGGAGCATTTGAGTGTTTCCGCATGCGCACCGTGGCGCATCATGGCTATTACCTTCACAAACAAAGCCGCAGGCGAGCTGAAAGACCGCCTGTGTACCATGCTGGGCGAGACCGCTAGCGACATTTGGGCATCGACGTTCCACTCCACCTGCGCGCGTATTTTGCGCCGCGACGGCGAGCGCATCGGGTATTCCTCGCACTTTACGGTGTACGATACCGACGACCAGCGCCGCTTGATGAAAAACATCTTAAAAGAGCTCGATATTTCGGAAAAAAACATCACGCCAAAATCGATTTTGAACGAGATTTCCCGGGCAAAGGATTCTTTAATCTCGCCTGCTGAGTACGCCCTCACGGTCGGCGACGATTTCAGATTAAAGATTATCTCCCGCGCGTATACAACGTACCAAAAGCGTTTGGAAGACGCCGATGCTATGGACTTTGACGACCTCATCAACAAAGTAGTGGAGCTCTTCAAAAAGTGCCCGGACGTTCTGGAATACTACCAGAACCGTTTCCGCTACCTAATGGTTGACGAGTATCAGGACACAAACCATGCGCAGTACACATTTGTGCGCATGCTGGCCGAAAAAAGCGGTAACCTCTGCGTGGTCGGCGACGACGACCAGAGCATCTACAAATTCCGCGGTGCGACGATCGAAAACATTCTGAGCTTTGAAAATACGTTTCAGAATGCGACGGTCATTCGTTTGGAGCAGAATTATCGCTCGACGCAGAACATTCTGGACGCCGCAAACGCCGTCATTGAGCATAACACCGAGCGAAAAGGCAAGACGCTGTGGACGCAGAATGGCACCGGCGCCATGATCCACCTGCACACGGCGGAAAATGAAACGGACGAAGCCGAGCGCATCACGAAGATCATCTTAGACGGCGTTGCCGCAGGACGGAAATTCTCTGATTACGCTGTTTTGTACCGCATGAACTCACAGTCGCTGACATTTGAACGCAATTTTGCAAAGTCCGGCGTACCGCATAGAATTATAGGCGGCACGCGCTTCTACGAGCGCCGTGAGATCCGCGAGATGATCGCATATTTGAGCGTTATCAACAATCCGAGTGATGAAATGCGTCTGCGCCGCATCATCAACACGCCGAAGCGCAGCATTGGCGACCGCTCGGTCGAAGTCGCGGCGCAGATCGGTCAGCAGACGGGTGAGACATTGTTTGAGGTCGTCTCGCACGCGAAAGACTATCCCGCACTGTCCCGTGCCGCAAACAAAATGACGCTTTTCGCCGCACAGATGCAGGGACTCATCGAGCTCAACAACGACGAAAAAGTCACGCTCGGCGAGCTTTATGACGAGCTTGTGGAGCGCATCGATTACCTGAATTTTCTTAAGACCGACGACCCGGAATCCGCAGAAGACCGCGCCGCGAACGTGCAGGAGCTTGCTTCCAACCTACGCCGTTTTGAGGAGGAAAACCCAGAAGGCACGCTTTCGGATTTTCTCGAAGAAGTTTCGCTCATCACGGACATCGATAATTACGATAATAACGCCGATTCCGTCGTGCTCATGACGGTGCACTCCGCAAAAGGTCTCGAATTCCCGGTGGTGTTCCTGCCCGGCATGGAGGAAAACATTTTCCCGGGCATGGCGAGCGTATATGTACCGTCCGAAGTGGAGGAGGAACGCCGTTTAGCGTATGTTGCCATCACGCGTGCAAAAGAGGAGCTGTACATTTTCCACGCGGAATCCCGCATGATCTTCGGCATGACGAACCGCAACCGCGTTTCACGCTTTGTGGAAGAGATCCCGGAGACGCTCGTCGAGCACACCCGCTCCCGCGATTACAGCGCGCGCCCAGTCTCTATGCCGAGCTTCGGCGGTGCGAAGCCGTTCGGGGAAGCACCGAAAACAAAATCCGTTGCGGAAGCCGGCGGATTCACGCCGAAGCCGCGCGTAAAGCCCGCGCCTGCCGGTACATACCGCGTAGGCGATACTGTCCTGCACAAGGCGTTCGGCACGGGTCTCATCGTTTCCGCCACGCCGATGGCGAACGATACGCTGCTCGAAGTCGCGTTTGACAAAGTCGGCACCAAAAAGCTGTTTGCAAACTTCGCAAGACTGACAAAAGTATAAAAAGAGTAAGCCGTGCACCTGTTTTCAAAGTGCACGGCTTATATTATTCAAATGCGGTTCTAATTTTGTCTGCCGCAGCCACAGCCGCAGTCGCTCGCTTTCGGCGGGAAAAATTCGTCGGTCGGGAAATCAATCTTGCGGAACAACTCGCAGGGATTGTCGCCGGAGGTGACGCATTCCTTATCCGGAATGCAGAAATCAAACGCGGGAATGAGCATCTGTACATTCCGCACAATCTGCACGATGGTAAACAGGCCGATTGTCACGTATACGGTGTTTTTCTGCTCTACCGTTTCAAACGCGCCGCCGTAACGGCTTGCAATGCAGTCCGGGATCACGCAGCAGGGCTCGCAGCCGCAGCGGCAGTGCTCGCAAAGCTTTGCGGAAAGCGCCACCGGCTGCGCGACCTGCACAGTCGCCTTGGGTAAGACCTTATTGCCCTGTAAATCGGCTTCGTCACGGCAGCTCTCGCTTGTAAACATCTTCACGTTGCCCTCACTGCCGTAGAGAATGACCTTCTTATTGAAAATTGAAATACCGCTTACGCGTTCGCAGCCCACTGTCGCGCCGCCGTACAGCTCCAAAGATACGTCAAAGAAAAACGTGAGATCAATGGAGTAATACCCGCGGTTAAAGGGAATCGGCTGCATATCAATGTACACAGAGATTACATCAACGTCCCGCACCCGCACATTAGCGGAAGCGTCCACAATGGGCTGCACCGAGGTGGGAAACAGCACACGTAAATCCTCTAAGCAGTCTTTATCAAAGCATTGCGTAAGCTATAAGTACAGGCAATGTAAAAAAACCTCGAGGGTAAACCCTTTTGGTTGAACGCCTTTTTGCTTGTTATATACGATCTTATCGATGATGGATTTCAGTAGTTGGTTCTTCGTATTGAAGTCGGCGGTGGGGTAGGCGTCGAACACGGCTTCAATGTTGGCACGCATTTTTTCGAGGTCGAGCTGTTGGGGCGGGACAAGGTTCTTACGTTCATCTTCCAGCGCCGATATGCGGCTGAGCAAGGCGCCGCGTCGCTCGTTGAACACCTCGATGGTGTACACGCCCTGTTCCACCAGATCGTACAGGCGGCCGAGCTGCTGATGTGCCGTACTGATCTCGGTATCTATGGACTTCGCCATGGCTGCGTAGTCAATTTGGCTTTCCTGCTGCTTCTGCTCCGCGTTGGCGCAGAGCTTATCAAACTCCTTTTGGATTTCCAGCAGAACGGCTTGCTCGACGTATTCGAGCTTGCTGGACACGATGCACCCGGGCACTTGGCAGCCGAGCAAGGGCCCTCCGGCAGACTGGATTGCAATGCGCTGCAAAGGCCGCCCGCAGTTTCCACAAAGTACGAGACCGGCTAAGGGGTTTATGCGCTTGCCGGTGTTTGCAGGTGGGTGATAGTGCCCTGCAAGGATCCGCTGTACGGCTTCAAACTGTTCGTTGTCGATAATCGCCGGGTGCAGCCCGTCAACAACAGTCCACTTTTCAGGGGCGTTGTAGATCGTGAGGTGCTGCTCGTTTCCGCGCTGTCCGGGGCGCACGCACGTCTTTCGGTTCCAGACGATCTTCCCTCGGTACACGTCGTTTTTGAGTATCTTGAGCACCGTGGAGCGCGCGAAATGCTCGCCGCGGCGCGGCCTTGCACCGAGCCGGTCGATCGTCGTTGCGATGGTCGCCGTACCCATACCGCCTTGGTAGAGGTCGAAAATCATGTGGATAAACTTCGCTTCGGCTTCATTGATCTTCAGTGAGGGCGTTTTACCGATTTTTGTCTTGTCGTAGCCATACGGTGCGTTCGCGATATAGCCGCCGTTTTCGATCGTCGCGTTCAATCCGCGCCGCAGGCGCTTTTTGATCATCTTGTACTCCTGCCGCCCCATAAAGCTCTCAAATTCGGTGTAGGTCTCGTCCATATCGTTCGAGAGGTCGTAGGTGCGCGTGGGGGTGATGATCTTCGTGTCAGACCACTTGAACGCGTCTAAGATCATGCCCTGGTCCTGCATGGAACCGCGCCCGAGGCGCTGTATATCCACGCACAGAACGCCGGTGTATGTGCCCGCTTCGACGGCTTCGAGCAGACGCAGCATTTGCGGACGCGCGTAAAGGCTGTCGCCGGAGACGACTTCTTCAAAAACGTCTTCGTCCTGCACGGCAATGTCGTGCTGCTGCATGTATTTTTCGAGCATCTGGCGGTGGCGCTGCAAGGTCACCTCCAGCGGCTCGGACGTATCATCCGCACGGCTTTTGCGCAGATATATCGCGTATCTCATTGTTTATGTACCTCCTGTTTTTATCCCGCTCTATTTATATGCGGCTATTTTGGGCATAAAAATGCCCGGGCTATTGCTTTTGCCCGGGTCAGGTGGTACAATATTACTTGCTTGGAATATTATTGTTCCACCGGGGTGACCCGGGCGGCCTCGCTGGTGTTGGTAGCACCGGCGGGGCTTTTTTATTTTTGTGTTGTGGCGGGCTTCAATTCATCGGCACGCTGTCGATATAACACTCATCTGCGCAAAGGTCAACTTTATTGTTCCAGACCTTATTGCTGTCCACATTCGGGTCAATATCCCACGCAATGCTGTGGGTGTCGTCTACATAGACCCGGCTGAAATTTTTCATATCGGTGAACGGCTCAAAAACGGTACCTTTTTTGAGAAGCGGGCGCATATCGTAAAGCCGTTTTTCGCCGTTATCAAAGCTGATTGTCAGGGTGAAGTCACGGTTGGCAACGACACCGACGATCTTTTTCTTTCCGCCTGCAAAGTATTCTGCGGCTCTGCGGTCAAATCCTTTGGAAAGATAATATTCAACTGTGTTTGCCATGGTATAACCTCCTTATCTCAGCGGCTCGATGGAGAACAACTCCTGCTGATTTCTTGCAAGCTCCCAGTTCTCGCGGAGCTCCTCTTGATGGAACGCTGCCCAGCCCAGAAGCATTTTCAGTTGCTTGGAAGGCATTGAGCCTTCTAACACTTCCAGTTCTTCGATGGATACGAGGACTTCGGCACCGCCATAAAACGCATGGAAATGCGGCGGCATGTGGTCGCTCCAATAAATACAAACTTTAATTCCTCTGAACATTGAAATCGTCGGCATAAAATCAACTCCTTCTCTATGATTATTATAACATGTTGGGTTTCCATTTTTCAACTTTTTACCCCACAGCGGGGCTTTTTCTTTTCTATCCACGCCCTCGGGAGAGGGCGACCGTCGGAGTTCTGTATGACTTCGGTCAGTGTGTTATTTCTATCCACACCTTCTGCATGAAAAGGTGACTTATTTTATGTTTGAGGTGGCTCGGTTTTATTCGTATCGGGTGCTTGTTTTTTATAACGGTGACCGATTACGATGCAAACAATGCCCAGAATGATGAAAAATGCACCGCCGACAGCAGCAGTAACGAGACCGATCAGCAAAGCGATGATGCCGACTATGTACAGAACCGTGCCGGTAGTCTTATAGGTTTTCGCAGAATACACAGGAACGGCTTGAGAATTTTGCGAGGCCCTTACCTGCGTGACCCTTGTCGGTTTTGGCGACGGTGACTTACTTGCAGGCGAAGTCTTGTGGGACTTCGATTTCGGGAGAACAGAGGGTACGCCCACGGTGGTTCTGTGATATATCGCGCTTTGGACCGATTTTGAGGGGCTTTTGATAAATCCAACGCCCTTTTTGCCGTAGAAAGGATTGACCGTTTTTTTCATTTTCCTTTTCAGCTTGCCGGTAGTGCGCGCTTTGAACCGTGCTTTGTAATTGGGCTTCCGAATGCCGAATTTCATGTTTGGCGCTTCCTTTCGTACTTATTCTTCTTCGTCCTCGTCATCGTCCGTAACATCATCGGTATAGATAACGTCGGAAGACTGGGACTGACGGTATTCTTCGGCGATCATGGTGCGGTTGAATTCGGCAGTGGGCTCAATCTCCTGCACCAATTTTTCGAGCTCATCGATGGAAGTATAGAAGAACTCTTTGCGGCGGTTGACTTTGTTCACGCGCTTGCTATTGAGCATCTCATGCAACTTTGCTTCGAGACCGACGGCATCGTTCGAGAAGATAAAGCTATGCACGTCAAATTTAAACGGTACGCTTGCGCTGCCCAACTCATCGATACGATCTTGCGGTTCAAGGCGGCGTGTCATGCCGATTTTAAACATGTTCTCACCAAACGAACCGAGGTTACTGATAATATACACATTGCCGGCGCGGCCGTTTGCGAGAGAAGCAATTCTTTCTTTCTGCACGGCGACATCGGAAAGCTGTGCCTGCAACTCCAAAATGCGCGCCTGTAATTTCTCTTTTTCAACATCGTTCGCGGTTTCAGCCTGCGCAAAGAGCTTTTCAATCTCGTTCTGATACTTCTTTTCTTCAGCTTCGACTTTCTTCTTTTCCACTTCGAGAGCCTTACGCTCCTCGGCTTCCTGCCGCATCTGTTCGCGCAAAGCAAGTTGCTCCTGGCGTGCCTGTTCTTTCTTGACGTAGTAGTTATACTCGATTTTTACAGCATTGCAAAAGAGGTATTCCAATTCACCGATAAACTTTGTGAGCGTTCCGGCAATGGATTGATTACCGTCTGACGCAATTTGCAAATACTTAGCCGTCATTGACCGCACGTTCTCGAGCGCTTTCTCCAGCTTTTCGTATTTCAAATCAGTCAGAATGTTCTGCAATTCAGCACGAAGCGCAATGGTCATCAGCTTATAAATAGCTTGGTTTGCCTTTGTGGTGTAGCGTTGTGCGTATCGCTGCATGACGCTTTCAATTTGACGGTCGTTCTCTCGGTAGGCTTTGCGCAGGGACTGCACGTCCATACTGTGCAACTTGAGAATGACCGACGGGGCGAGCTCATCAGCTTCTTTTAAATTCACGTCCGGGATTTTGCAATTATACGGGGAAATGTCAAATGTCGTGAAGTTTTCAACACAGGACATTACGGCTTTGTAAAGTTCCTTGCTTTTGCGCAGGCGCTGATTTGCACTCTGGAGTTGTTTTTCCGTTTTGGAGAGAGAATTCGTGGTCTCGGCTAAATCCGCATTTGCTGTTTCATAGCGCTTTGCAAGATTATCCAGCTCGATTTCATGCTGACCGATCTGCTTTTGCACTTCTACGCATTTTTGCTGCACCTGTTCATAGGTTTCGCAGCCGAGATCATGCAGTTTCTTATCCAGAAAAGCATTTTTCTGTATCAAGAAATTATTCTGCAACTTTAATGCTTCGTTTTCCTGCCGGATTTTACCAGCGCGAAAAATATCAAGTAAACCCATAAAATATACCTCTCTTATTCATTTTTGACTAAAACCAATGTGTAAAGCCGACGGCGAGCCCCTCAATGACTACGTCTTCTAAGTCGGAGAGTGAATAAGTGAGCGGGGGATAGCTTGCGTTTGCAGGCTGGAGTACCATTGTATTTCCGTTGATATACACGCGCTTTAAGGTCGCTTCTCCGTTGATACGCACAGCGGCAATTTGTCCGTTTTCTACGGTCGGTTGCTTACGAATATACACGGCGTCGCCGTTCTTAATGCCGGCATCAACCATGCTGTCCCCCTCACACAGCAACGCGAAGTCTACTTGACGGTCAACGGGTACATCTACATAGCCTTCGAGGTTTTCTTCGGCCGTGATCGGCGTACCGCAGGCAATGCGCCCAACGAGCGGAACTTTATATGTTTTCGGCAGCGGAATAAAGCCGGGCGGGATATTATCAAGGTCTGTGTCTGCTTTAGAGGGAACAAGGGAGATAATTTGGTCACCATCAAGCGCAGAAACTAAATCATTAACATCTATTCCCATGGCGGAAGAAACACCTTTAATAGTTTCTAAAGAAGGAACAGCGGGTTTCCCTGTTGATGGATTTACATTGCGCTCCAAAATAGATACATATGCTTTGCTTAGTCCTGAACGCTGTGCAAACTCATCCATACTTAACTTATGATCGGAGCGGTACTCTTTAATCAGATCTCCTAATGTCACTAAAATCACCTCGCTTTCTTGCTTTGTCAACTACACTATACACTACAAAAATGTAAAAGTCAAGAATTTTGTAAAACGTACTTGACAAAGTTTGTCTAGTATGCTAGACTAAGGTCAAGGAGGTGATAGATTGGAAAATAAGGTAAAAGCAATTCGAGAATCCCAACATCTCACACAGCAAGAGTTAGCAAGACGATCTGGCATATCTCGAGCTACAATATCGGGTTTAGAATGTGGAACACTTGCTGTGACCACTACGGAAACCTTAATTAAAATAGCTGATGCCCTTGGCAAAAAAGTCAGCGAAATTTTTTTCGTTTGATTGTCTAGTGTACTAGACATAAAGAAAGAGGTGAAAAGAATGAGTAGTGCAATATTCTGGATTGTCTACATAGTGGTCTTAACTGTTGTCTCTTGGATAAGCGCCAAAATCAACGCGAAGAATATTCGCGAAATGGTGCAGATGCAATTCACGATTGAAAAGCTGAAATTGCGAGCGGAAGAGATGCGTAGACAGCTCTATGATAAAGACAAAGAAGATGAGAAAAACGGATGACTTTTTAGAGATGCTCGGCTACATAGCTTTAACATTCCTTATCAAACTGATTTTGAGAAAGCTACTGTAATCCGATAACCCCCCCGCAGCCTTGCCCCATGCCGCCCGGAACTTACCTCCCATGATTTCATTTTGTTTGCGCCGAAGTGATTATTTTCTTGTCATTGAACGGGCGGCAGGTGGGAGGGCTGCGGGATATGGACAAACCGACACCGCATAAAAAGGAACGAGGTGATTTTCATGAAAGAAACGACCGCGAAGAAAGCCCCTAAAAAGCGCAAAGAGCGCGACCTCGGCACGCCGACGGTGATTGTACGATACTTAGACGAGACGCCGGAGCAGGTGGCGCAGAACCGCAGATGCGTGGAAGCGGCGCTGGACATGATGTGGCGCAAAACTTATGGCCTGCATCTGACAAACTTTGACTGGGGCGAGAAGCCGGAAGGTTACGGCAGGACCCGCGTGACCCACCCGAAGATTTAGATTCTGGAAGGAAGTGTAAAGCATGATCTTAGTCAAGCTGCTCGGCTTTGCGATGCTGATCGGGACGGTCATGGGGTCCGTGCTCGGGATCCAGATCGTTATTGACCGGCTCGTCGCCGCGCAGCGCAGGAAAAGAAAAGCCGCACGGTCGTGCGGGAATATCGTGAACATCAATGAGTACAGAAAAAGAAAGGAAAGAAACGCATGAACCTGTATCACAAAGTAGAAGCCGCCTTCGACGGCATGGCAGACGCGTTGAAAGCGGCGATGAACATCGCGGATAACAGCGAAGAAACGGAGCTGTACAGCGACCTCTCTATCGATATCGAGAGCTTGCGCGACGACGCCCAGAGCCTTTACGAAAAGCTCATTCAAAAGAAAAATGCCGCTTCGGCTGTTGCAGCAGTCGAAACGGCGAAAGAGTCGGATAAACACTCTGATTTGAGTATAGACAAAATTCTTGAGAATGTCAAGGGGTCTTTCTTGCTCGCAGAGCAAAACCCGGACGGTGGCGTCGACGTAACCGCGAATATTAAACTCGGAGATGATTTAATTGCCGTGTACGGCGCGGTCGTATCCGTAATTTATTACATGGCTCAGAAGCAAAAGCTTTCGACCGATAAGCTGACAGAAATCGAAAATAAGGCCAGAAACCACGCCATTCGCCGCGTGCTCAAGGAGGAGTTTTAACATGACAAAGCGTACAACTGTAAAAAACGATAAGCTGGTATTTACAAAAATCGCACCGAAGGCGCATATCGATGCGCAGAACCGTATCCGCCTGACCGACGAAGCGATTGAGATCATCGAGAAGATTTACATGGACACGAACATTTCTTTGACGCAAATTGCGAGCGAGATGATTAAGTATGCTGCGGATCACGTCACCATCGAGCAGCAGACAGTCGTGAATGAGGTGTTGAAGAAATGATGAAGATCAACAAGCTCGAAATTGAGAACGTGAAGCGCGTCAAGGCCGTGAAGATTGAGCCGTCCGAAAACGGGCTGACAATCATCGGCGGACGCAACAACCAGGGCAAAACCTCCGTGTTGGACAGTATCGCCTGGGCACTGGGCGGCGACCGCTACCGCCCGTCACAGGCCGTAAGAGAGGGATCGGTGATCCCACCGCACTTACATATTGTCATGAGTAACGGGCTTGCGGTGGAGCGCAAGGGCAAAAACAGCGACCTCAAGGTCACGGACCCGACCGGCAAGCGCGCCGGCCAGCAGCTCTTAAACGAGTTCGTGGAAGAACTCGCGATTGATCTGCCGAAATTTATGGAAGCGTCTTCGCGCGAGAAAGCCGAGGTGCTTTTGAAGATCATCGGCGTAGGCCCGCAGCTCAAGGAGCTCGAGGTGCAGGAAAACGACCTCTACAACCGCCGCCGTGCAATCGGGCAGATTGCCGACCAGAAAGCGAAGTTTGCGAAAGAGATGCCGTATTACCCGGATGCACCGAAGGAACCGATTTCTGCAAGTGAGCTCATCCGAGCGCAGCAGGAGATCCTCGCGAAGAACGGTGAGAACCACCGTAAACGCATGAATGTCACTTTAATCAGTGAAGAACATAAACGCTTGACAAAGAAAGTAGACGATCTGCGCGCAGAGCTTACAACATACAGTCATCAGCTTGCAAAGACCGAACGTGACCTGGAATGTGCGCTGAAAAGCGCGGAAGATCTGCACGATGAATCGACCGCAGAGCTCGAGCAGAATATCCGCGACATCGAGGTCATCAACGAAAAGGTGCGCACGAACCTCAACAAGGAGAAAGCCGAGGAAGATGCGGACGCGCACCGCGCCGAGTACGATACCATGACCGCAAAGCTGAACGACGTGCGGCAGAAAAAGATTGACCTGCTGAAAAATGCGTCGCTGCCTTTGCCGGGCTTATCCGTGGAAAACGGAGAACTGACGTACAACGGGCACCGATGGGACAGCATGAGCGGCAGCGAGCAGCTCAAGGTCTCGACCGCGATCGTGCGCAAGCTGAACCCGAACTGCGGGTTTGTGCTTATCGATAAGCTTGAACAGATGGACACGGAGACCTTACAGGACTTCGGCACATGGCTTGAGCAGGAGGGCTTGCAGGCGATTGCGACGCGTGTCAGCACCGGCGGCGAGTGCTCGATCATCATTGAAGACGGCTATGTCAAGGGCGAAGTGCCGCAGAAAAAAGAATGGAAGGCAGGAGAATTCTAATGAATATCACATCGGGCAAAATCGAATCGGCGAAAAAAGTCGTCATTTACGGACCGGAGGGCATCGGTAAATCGACTTTTGCCGCGCAGTTCCCGAACCCGCTGTTCATCGACACCGAGGGCAGTACGAAATATATGGATGTGCGCCGCATGGACAAGCCCACAAGCTGGGAGATGCTGCGGCAGGAGCTTACATACGTCAAGCAGAACCCGCAGGTGTGCGGCACACTCATCATCGATACAATCGACTGGGCGGAGCAGCTGTGCATCGACGATATTTGCAGCCGATACCAGAAGAAGGGCATTGAAGACTTCGGCTACGGTAACGGCTATGTATACGAAAAAGAGGAATTCGGGCGGTTTCTCAACAGTCTGGAGGAAATCGTGCAGACGGGCGTACACGTCGTGCTGACCGCGCACGCACAGATGCGCAAATTTGAACAGCCGGACGAAATGGGGGCGTATGACCGCTACGAGATGAAGCTCGGCAAGAAAACCGGCAGCCAGATCTCGCCGCTCGTCAAAGAATGGGCGGATATGGTGCTGTTCGCGAACTACAAGACGTTCGCCGTGCAGACAGACGACAAAGGACAGAAGTTCAAGGCACAGGGCGGCAAGCGCGTCATGTATACGTCTCACCACCCGTGCTGGGACGCAAAGAACCGTTTCGGTCTGGCGAATGAGCTGCCGTTTGAGTACGCGCAGATCGCGCATTGCATCGGCGGCAAGCCGGTACAGGCAGCGCAACCGACACCGACCGGCACAGCCGTACCGATGCAGCAGATGAACGCCGCTTTGGATGAAACACCGGCAGCGGAAGAAGTGTACAGCATTCCGTCTTACGTGCCGAAAGCGCTTGCAGACCTCATGCGCCCGGAGCACGTGACCGCAGAGGAAATTCAAATGGCAATCGGGCAAAAGGGCTATTATCCCGAAGACACACCGATCTCGAGCTATGACCCTGCGTTCGTGCAGGGCGTGCTGATCGGCGCATGGCCGAAAGTATTTTCAGTAATCCGCAGCAACAGAGATTTACCGTTTGACGTATAAGGAGATAAGGAGAAACAGATCATGGCAAACACAACGAACGAAAGAGCAATGGACTGGGAAGACACCATAGAAAACGAAAGCAATTTCAGAATTATCCCGGAGGGTGATTACAGCTTTACCGTGAGTAAAGTGACCCGCGCACGCCATAACGGCAGTGCAAAGGTCGGACCTTGCCCGAAAGCGATCTTAGACCTTGACGTGGTGACGCCCGAGGGCGTAGTCACCGTGCAGCACAACCTTTTGCTGCACACGCGCTGCGAGGGCTTGCTGTGCGCATTCTTCACCTGCATCGGGCAGCGCAAGCACGGGCAGCCGCTTAAGATGAACTGGGCTGCCGTGCCCGGCGCACGCGGCCGTGCGCATATCGGCATCCGCAAATGGACGAGCGAAAAGGACAACCGGGAACACGAATCAAACGAGGTAACGCGCTTTTTAGACCCGGAAACGGCACCCGCCGCGCCGACACCGAGCTTTACACCGGGTGACTTCTGATGGAGCTGAGACCATATCAGCAGGAGGCAAGGCAGGCAGTTGAAAAGGAGTGGGCGTGCGGCGTGGATCGCACGCTGCTTGTTTTGCCGACCGGCTGCGGAAAAACGATTGTCTTTGCAAAGATCGCCGAGGACAGCGTGCGGGACGGCGACCGCGTGCTGATCCTGGCACACAGAGGGGAGCTGCTTGAACAGGCGGCAGACAAGATTCGCACAGCAACAGGGCTTTTGTGCGCGACGGAAAAAGCGCAGGAAAGCTGCCTCGGCAGTTGGTACCGCATCGTCGTGGGGTCCGTGCAGACCCTGATGCGCGAAAAACGCCTTGCGGGGTTCGACTACGACTATTTTGACAAGATCATCATCGATGAGGCGCACCACTGCATCTCGGATAGCTACCGGCGCGTACTGGACCATTTCAGCACCGCAAAGGTGCTCGGCGTGACGGCAACGCCGGACAGGGGAGACATGAAGAATTTAGGCGCGGTGTTTCAGTCACTCGCCTATGAATATACGCTGCCGAAAGCGATCAAGGAGGGTTACCTCACGCCGATCAAGGCGCTGACCGTGCCGCTGAAGCTCGACCTTTCCGGCGTATCGGTACAAGCAGGCGACTACAAAGCCGCCGACCTCGGTACAGCACTTGACCCGTATTTATACGGCATTGCGGACGAGATGATGAAGTATTGCAGAGACCGCAAAACGGTCGTGTTTCTGCCGCTTGTGAAGACCTCGCAGAAGTTCCGGGATATTCTGAACGAGCGTGGATTTCGTGCGGCGGAGGTCAACGGTGAGAGCACAGACCGCGCGGAGATACTGGAGCAGTTTGATCGCGGCGATTATAACGTGCTGTGCAACAGTATGCTCTTGACCGAAGGTTGGGACTGCCCGAGCGTAGACTGTGTAGTGGTGCTGCGTCCGACGAAAGTGCGCAGTTTATACAGCCAGATGGTGGGCAGGGGCACGCGATTATTCCCCGGCAAAGACCATCTGCTTTTACTGGACTTTCTCTGGCACACGGAACGCCACGAGCTTTGCCACCCGGCGAACCTCATCTGCGAAAATGAAGAAGTCGCGCAGCAGATGACGCGCAACATGGAAGAAGCCGCAGGCGCACCCGTTGACCTTGAAGAAGCGGAGAAAACGGCATCCGAGGACGTTGTAGCGCAGCGCGAAGAAGCGCTTGCAAAGCAGCTTAACGAGATGCGCAGCCGCAAGAAAAGGCTTGTGGATCCGCTGCAATTTGAAATGTCCATTCAAGCGGAAGACCTTTCCGGCTATGTGCCGGCGTTCGGGTGGGAGATGTCGCCGCCGAGCGAAAAGCAAATCTCGGCGCTTCAAAAGTTCGGCATTTTCCCCGATGAGATCGGCAACGCAGGCAAGGCGGCGAAGATCCTCGATAAGCTCGAAAAGCGCCGCACGGCAGGACTGACGACGCCAAAGCAAATACGATTCCTCGAGGGGCGCGGATTTCAGCACGTGGGCACATGGTCGTTCGAGGCCGCCCGCGGCATGATCGACCGCATCGCCGCGAACAACTGGCGCACGCCGTACGGCATTGACCCGAAAAGCTTCAGACCGGAGGCGTAAATGGAGTATAACAACGAGAACCTCTTGGAGCTGCTCGACTATATCGACCCCGCTCTGCTCGATTATACGGATTGGACGGGCATCGGCATGGCGCTCAAGGATGCGGGGTACAAGGCTTCGGACTGGGATGCCTGGAGCCGCCGAGATTTAAAGCGGTATCATCCGGGCGAATGTGAGCGCAAATGGGACACGTTTACGGGTACAGGCATCACTGCCGGGACGCTCGTCAAAATGGCGCTGGATAACGGCTACAAGCCCGCAAAAGCAGACCATGAGCTCGATTGGAACGACACGATCGACCGTCATGATGAATTTGTTGTGGTGGACAAGAACTGGATTGAAGCGCAGGACATTCACGAGCCGGAAAAGTGGAAGCCTGCCGCCGAGCTGATACGGTATCTCGAAACGCTGTTTGACAGCACGGACACGGTGGGCTATGTCACCGAGAGCTGGGAGAAAGACGGCAAGTACATGCCGAAAAGCGGCAGCTACACGCAAACGGCAGGCGAATTGTGCAACGCGCTGTATAAGTGCGGCGACGACCTCGGTGCGGTGCTCGGAGACTATAATCCCGCTGTCGGTGCGTGGATCCGCTTCAATCCCTTAGACGGTAAGGGCGTGAAGAACGAGAACGTGACGGAATACCGCTATGCGCTTGTTGAATCCGACAGCATGGACATCGCGAGCCAGAACGCCGTCATACGTGAATTGGAGCTGCCGGTCGCCTGCCTTGTGTACAGCGGCGGCAAGAGTCTGCACGCGATCGTGCGCATCGATGCGGGCAGCTACGAGGAATACCGCGCACGCGTCGATTATCTCTACAAGGTCTGTGCAAAAAACGGACTGGACATCGATAAGCAGAACCGCAACCCTTCACGACTTTCACGTATGCCCGGCGTGGTGCGCGGGGAGCACAAGCAGTTTTTGGTCGATACGAACATCGGCAAAAGCTCGTTTGAGGAATGGCGGGACTGGATCGAGAGCGTCAACGACGATCTGCCGGACGAAGAAAATCTTTCAACATTCTTCGACGACCTGCCGGCACTCGCACCGCCGCTCATTGAAGGTGTGCTGCGGCAGGGGCACAAGATGCTCGTAGCCGGCCCCAGTAAGGCGGGTAAATCGTATTTGCTCATCGAGCTGTGCTGCTGCATCGCGGAGGGGAAGCCGTGGCTTTCGTTTCCCTGCACGGCGGGACGCGTGCTATACGTGAACCTTGAGTTAGACCGTGCGTCCTGCCTGCATCGCTTCCGCGACGTTTACACGGCGCTCGGCTTTGCGCCGGAGCACATCGACCGCATCGACATCTGGAACCTGCGCGGGCGCAGCGTACCGATGGACAAGCTTGCGCCGAAGCTCATTCGCCGCGCCGCGAAAAAGAGCTACATGGCGATTGTCATTGACCCGATCTATAAGGTCATCACCGGCGACGAGAACAGCGCCGACCAGATGGCGCATTTCTGCAACCAGTTCGACAAGGTGTGCACGGAGCTTGGCTGCGCCGTGATCTACTGCCACCACCATTCAAAAGGCGGGCAGGGCGGCAAAAAGAGCATGGACCGTGCGTCCGGCTCCGGTGTATTTGCGCGCGACCCGGATGCGCTTATCGACCTTATCGAGCTGGAGCTGACCGACGGCATCAAGGAGCAGCAGGAGAACCGTGCGGTGTGCGCCGTGTGCCTCGACTGGCTGACGCGCTACCGCAAGGCGGACGAAGCCGGAGACGATGACAGACTGAGCGCGACGCAGATGATGGCGCTGTGCAAAAAGCACCTGCGGGAAGCCTCGTACAATTTAATGCTCGGCGATGTGTCAAAGGCGCGTACGGCTGCAAACGCAAAGTCCGCATGGCGCGTGGAGGGCACGCTGCGCGAGTTCCCGCGCTTCGCGCCGAAGAACTTTTGGTTCGATTATCCGATCCACCGGGCGGACGAAACGGGCATCCTGCTCGACCTGCAAGCCGAAAATGCTGCCCCGAAGGGCACCGGCTGGAGGCAGAATTTCGGACGCAAGAAGACCCCGCAGGAACGCAAAAAAGAGCGTGAAGCATCACTCGACACGGCGTTTGAAGCGGTGGGCGAGGGCGGCAAGGCGAGCGTTAAGGAGCTCTCCGAGTACCTCGGCGTGAGCGAAAAAACGGTTCGCAACTACCTTAAAGACAGCAAAGATTTTGAGCTTTCGGACGGCGAAGTGAGCAAGACAGGGAAAGGAAAATATCGGTAGGGAAAGCTTTCCCTGTACTTTCTCTCAAGGCTCGGAAAGAAGGAAAATATCGATATTTTCCCTTTCCCTCAAACGCTTTTTAAGGCTCCCGACGGAAGGAAAAAGTCGAGTAATTTTCCTTTCCTTTCCGAGAGAAGGAAAAAGTATATATACTACGACGTATATATATCCGTTTCACTTTCTCTCACGGTCAAGGGGTTAAGAAGTGTGGGGGTCATGAGGTTCCCCCACACGACTTCTTCCCCTACCCTTGACGAAAGCAAATTTTCTTCAAAAGCAAAAATTCAGCAGTTTAACGAGGTGAAGCAAAATGACATTGGAGTTTTTTGTGCCGATGGTGCCGCCGACGGTGACGCATCAGGAGAAGCGCGTGAACTGGTCGGCACGAAAGTTCTACGAGGACGATAACCTGAAAGCCGCCAGACAGAAGCTCGCCGCTTACATCGGCAGGCACAGACCCGAAAGCCCGATCACAGGCGGCGTACGGCTGACGACGAAGTGGTGCTTCCCAAACGGCAGACATGCGGACGGAGAGTACCGCACATCGAAGCCCGACACGGACAACCTGCAAAAGCTGCTCAAGGACGTTATGACGCAGCAGGGATTCTGGAAAGACGACGCGCTGGTGGCGTCCGAGATCACCGAAAAGTTTTGGGCGAAGATTCCGGGCATCTACATCCGCATTGAGGAGCTGTGATGGAGCTGCGGGAAGTTAAGCGACACATGAACCGCACGGTGCAGTACAGCGGCAGCGCTTACGAGCTGACGGCGATCATCTTCCGCAGAGACCGTAAGACCGGCAGCGACTTTTACCAGGCGGAATTGACCGACAAGAAAAACGACGGCTCCGTGCTGATCTGCGGGCTGGAGCAAATTGAAAGCGAGGGAAAGCCATGAACCTGACCTGTTGCCCGAGGGAGTGCCCGCGGCGCTCGGTGAGCTGCCATAACGGGTGCCAGACGTACATGCGGTACAAGCTGATGCGGCTACTGATGAACAAGCAGCGCATGAATACGGTGGACGAAGTAGGCTTTCACCGCGACGTGCGGCAGGCTGTGAAAAGAAAACATGAGAGGAAGATCAGACGTGAACACTGAAGAACGCAAGAAAGTTTTAGATTCCTTGACTTCGGGCGAATGGGTCGAAACCAAAGCGGTGTGCGATGCACTGAATATTACTTTCGCGCAAGGTATGAGAATTTTTTCGTTCAGCCGAACGGTAAAGTGGAGTTCTCCACCGGCAAACGGACAGGATATTACGACAAAATTCAGAGTAAGGAAGTAGGAGAGAAAGTTATGAAGACTAAAATCATCTTGGTTGTGCTCGTAATCTCGGCGACGCTCACGGAGTGCATCGTGATGCGCAAGTCGCGGGAGTACGACGCAGCGGACAATATCGCCGGCTTAGAGCGCTGCGTGAAAGCTATGGTGGTGCTTGGCTTTGTGGGACTCGCCGCGGCGGTGGCGTTTGTGGCGATGTGAAGGGAGGAACAGGCGATGACGGAAAATTGCATTGAAAAAAATAAACGGCTCAACACCGGCAACAAAATTGCCAGTTTCCGAGTAAAACAAAGTATGCCATATGAATTTAAGGTGAATTATGCGCGCATAAGAGCATGGGAATTCTATAATGAATGTGGAAAAAGGGACTTGGATTGCTATGTTTCAGTAGGGGGAC